CAGCCGATCAAGCGCTTCCTCGTGGCTCTCCGCCGGAAACGGATCGTTCTCGACATAATCGGTTTCCTGCGTCTGCGTAGTCGCCCGGTTGATTACCCATTTGACCGTGCTCGCCGGCGCCGTGGCCGCTGTTACCGTCCCGGTCGTGCCGGAACCGCCGGAAACAGTGAAGTCAGAACCGTTTGATTTCACGGTTTCCACACCGGTCGCGATAACCACCTCAACAACCTGAATCTCAGAGGTCGTGCCGGTGCCGAAGAACACGTAGGGCACAGCGAACGCCGTCGTGCTGCCGTTTCCAGTGTAGGAAACTGTGTTCGTGGTGCTGGAAATCGTCATTGTGCGGTTCCTTCGTTCGCTGGCTCACTGTAGCCCGTATATGATCGAATTGCGCTGTAATATTGACGCAGTTCCTCTTGTATTTCAGGCTCTGACACCGAAAGGGCTGCGAGCCTGCCCATATGTGCCGTCACGTCCTTGGATATTTCGGAGGCCGGTGTTGCCAGCCATTTGACGAAGTTGGAGTTTGTCATAAGTTTGGCTGCGCCCGCCGGGGCAAGAATAGTTCCGGTGACGATGGCAGCAGCTAGCCCGGGTTCGCCAGCTATTACGCGCTCCCCCGCTTGTGTTAATGACCCCCAGAACACCATCTGGTCAAGAGTGCCAGCAGTGTTTGAAAAGTTCGTGAAGCGTTTTACCTCTTTGAGCGCCCCCACAACATCAACGAGATTCATCAGGTCTTTAGACACCTCGGCAAACTGAGTGCCGCCGAACAGTGCCTCCATTCCCTCGGGGCCATTTTTCTTAATTTGCGATAGGTTTTTCATAAACGTCGCAACGCTAAACTCTGCAACATCTCCCACCTGCGCCCCAACATTCTCACGACCAAGGTTATAAAGGGCGGAACCAGCAACATCTCCCCACTCTTCTGGAGTAAAGTTATCCCGAAGGCGCTGAAGTGCTTTGATGCCCTCTGGGCCCGTGCCTTTGGCGGAAGTCATGATGTAGTCATAAGCCTGATTGTCGGCGTCAAATTTTCTAATTTTATCAAAAGTCTTCTGCGCTGTATCCGCAAAAATAGCCCGCTCAGTGTCGATGGCTTTCAATTTACCGCCAAGGTCTGGTCGAACAGAATTCGCGGCAACAGCAAGGTCATCAGTAATTCCCTTATAAATATCATCTACCATGCGATCATAATCGCCTTGAGTGCCTGATGTCTTTTTGCTTCTAATCAACCGAAGTTGTGTTCTTAAATCCCTCAACTGTTGGAATGTCATATTGCCTGTTTCAGCAAGTTTGCTTAACGCATCATATTTTTTAACTAACGCCAACAACTGACCTGTAGGCTGTGCATCTGCTGGAAGTTCTGCGATTTGCTTAAGAAAAGGTTGCAGGATTGTGTTTACCGACGGCATCTCTGTGACGGGCGTGTCGGCCCCGATTTCGTTAAATACCTCATCATATTTTTTCGAAAAACCATCTCTAACGCGCTTTTCTGCGACCTCAACAGATGCCTTTACCGCCGCACCGGCTTCATTAGGTGTTCGCACCTGCCCCATTTTGGACGCAATAGCACGCAAGGCGTCATCCAGCTGAACAACAACCTTCTCAGCTTGTCTTTGCATAATTGGCCCGGCGGCCATCCGTTGCTCAAGACCCGCGCCCGTTCGCCCAAGCACACCCTTGCGGCCAACCGCAGCGGCGACCGGCTCAATTCCAAGAGATTCGAACTTTGCAATCAAATCAGAAGTTGCGTTACGGACTGTGGGCGAAACTCCCGTCAAAACACGCTTGCCAACTTCGGCAGCACCGCGCCCCACAACTTCGCCGCCAATAGTTAAGGCAGCACGGGTCCCGCTTTCCGCAAATTCGCCTGCGATAGTTTTAGGCGTTCTGACACGTCCAGCGAAAATTCCCGTTAGGGTGTCAAACGCTCTCGCTGTAAACTCAGTGCCAGCAATTATTCCGCCATAAGTCCCGCCTGGACCTAATACACTTCCGCCAAGACCGCCAAGCGTTCCGCCGGTTGTTTCAAAAACTGCTTTCAAATATTCGGCTGCGTCGCCTACATCAAGACCCGGCGGATTGAACAGCGTAAATTTACCTAAGTCCTTATCAAAGAATAGAAAATTATCCTCACCGTAAGGCACTGCGTCAGGATAGTAATTTCTTAAAGTCGCAAGTCTATCGTCCTCGGATAGTTCACCGCTAGGTCCGACCACCGCGCGAACCTTAGCTGGCGCACCGCTTTCGCTGTCAATATTTTCCCGTTCCCAAGACTTGTCTGCCTGGGCCTTTTTGGCGGCATATGCTGGGGTGCTTTCGTGTTGGGAGATGATTTGCTCAAGCTCTTCTTGAGTCACATTTGCCGGAACACGGAACCTTTGCCCTTCATATTCAAATATCTTCACTTGCGGCACTGCGGCTGGTGCAACAGGCGTTGGTTCTACAGGCGCTGGCTCTACAGAAGCGGGTTCTGTTGGCGCAGGTTCCGCAGGTGCCTGTTCAACAGGAACTTCGGCAGGCGCTACTTGAGCAGCACCCGCTTCTGCGGTTGGCAATGCCTCGGCTTGCTGCTGCGGGATTAACGCAGAAAGCGCACCAGCAACCTGATCCACACCAATTTGACCACCAAGAAGGTCTAAGGTTTGCGGCTCTGCCATGTTATCAGTTGCCTATTTTTAGCGTGCCGTCAGGATTTCGCGTTATAACCACAACGTCGGGTGGCTGTGCTCCGGCGGCGGTAGCAGCAGGGGCAGCGGCGGGTGGCTGTGCTCCGGCGGCGGTAGCAGCAGGGGCAGCGGCGGGGGCGCCGTTGGGAAGAACTCTCGGAGTGGCTCTTACACCTTCAAAAAGAACCTGATATGTTTGTCCTCGCATACCAATTTCGCTTGGCTTGTATCCAGTTTCCGCCAAAAGGTCATCTATGATGCCCTTTGTTAGATCAAGGCCAACTTCTTTGAACGCCTGAGACGCTGCGAACGCTTCTTCAACTAGGTTGTCCGCAACTGCTTCGCCTTGGGTCAGAGAGTTTATATATGACCTAAATCTAGTTGACGCAGAAAGCGTTGTGCTAGCTAACTCAATGTCAGAGTCTCGCACAACTGCGCCATCATCGATCATTTTAAGATAAAAATTCAGAACACCAAGCCCAGATGATTTGTTTCCAGCTTTCCACGCATCATATTGTGATTGCACACTGGCCATGTTTTTGTACATATCCAAAACAGGAGAAAGCCATTTTTCAGCCTCTTTGTGAGCGCCTTGAACTGAAAGTTTCCCGTCAGGAAGTCGGTCTTTGGTGTAGTCAACCACCGGAACATCAAATTTAATATTTGGATCACCAGCCAGCCCAATTCTTTGAGCAAGAGGCATCCTGCTAAGTTCTTCGTCGCTAATGCCAAGACCGGCTGCGTTACGCCTAATTTTTTCGCCCAGCGTTGCATCAGGAGCAAGGTCTGTTCCCACCACAAAATTCATGGCTTTGCGCGAATCAATTGGAAAGCCGCTTGCGACAAGACGATTAACCGTGGCCTCACGCCCAGCCATTTCAACGCGAGTTTTGTTTTCAGCCTGTGCAAAATTAGCTATCTGGCTGTTGAATTGATCTCTTTTTGACGAGTCGAGATATTTTCCAAGGACCGGGTTGTCTAAAAGCAAGGCGCGCGCGTCTTGCCAAGCGCCGCGATTAAGCAATCCAACGACGCCCTGCTCCATAACTGCGGAGCGTCCGGCGTCACGAAGGCTGCGTTCCGATGCGGGGTCCAGCGCTTCGGCATATTTATTGACAATAGCGTCAACCTGATCGAACGAACTACGCAAGGCTTTAGGGTCGCTGGCAACCATTGCTGCAATAGGCGCGATTTCGTTTTGGGCTTTCCCAGTTATAAATTTGCGCTGTTCAGTGTTTTGATACTGAATCATCTGATTAGTGTATTGACCAGATCGGCTCCGCAGGTTTGATTCAAGCTGTGCCCTGGCGTTTGCGCTTCCGCTGAAATTGTTCACGGCCAGCATAATCCGCTGCTCGTTCTCAGCGTTAAACCTGCCTATCGTGTTAGTTTTGGGATCGAGAATATTTCCCGCCTCAAGTGCGGAATTATAGGATTTCAGCATGTCTTGCTCAAACTGGTCGATAGACACCGCAGAGCTAATAATATCCTCACGTTTCTGAATGCGCTCTGCAGCAGCTTCAAGCGCGGTGGCAACCTGCGTAAACCCCTCACCGGCCCCACTAAGCGGGCTGGTCGCAAGAGACAATGGGATAGCCTGCATCCCGGTACCGCCGGGAACAGATGCCCTGCTTGTGTATTTCGGAACCATTGCCATTTCTCAAAAACCTCGTTCTGTAGATATTTCGCGCTCAGCTAATTTGTCAAAGACCCATCTCAATAAAATTATCAATAAGGGCTAACGCCAAAATAGTTATTGGTTAAGGGTTTAATGGTTGTGGGTTTAGCGGTCGGAGAAGAATACTTTGCGCCCATACTAGCAACCGAAGACGCGCCTGTCAGAAGCGAACTTGCGGCTTTGCCTTGCGCCGTTTGNTTCGCCACNNNNCCNTGNAATCTAGCCAAATCCGCGCCCTGCTGCCCTGCCCTGTAACCCATTTCGCCGCCGTATCTGATCGCGAGGTTCTCAAGTTCCGCTTCTTCTGCGCTCATGTCCCCAATGTCGCCCATGTCCAGCAATTCGCCGCCTGTAGCGGCCATAGAAGCCCGCTGACTGCCCGCAAACAACCTTGCCTGACGTTCCTGCGCCTTGGCGTCGAACTCAGCCTTCTGACGCGCTGCAATGGCCTCGTTCTGAGCAATCTGCGCGTTGTAATTAGCAAGGTTCTGCGCCGACTTGCCCTGCTGAATTGCGCCTACAGTGCTGACAACCGTGCCTGCGGCTGCGGTGCCCTTGGCCATCAAGGCCATTGTGGCCAGTGTTTCTGGTGTACACATATCAAACCTTCGTCGTATTAAGTTCTGGCATAATCGCCAGAATGGTAAACGGCAGCGGCTGGTCCTGCACCAAGAAAATATACCCGTCCTTGTCCCAGTTGCGCGGAAACTCCACCTCTTTGTCGCCCGTAAACAATGCCGGTGCTTCATCCATGTCGTCTGCGCTGGACCGGAAAGGGATAATATCCAAACGATCTGCGCTTGGGCCGTGCTTTAATCCAAGCGTATCAAAAAGCCGGTATGTAACCCTGGCAATGCGCTTCTTCTTACCCTGCGCCGTGCCGTCACTTGCGCCAGCTTCAATGCGCATAGTTTGCAGAGTTGATGTATATGGCAATCCAACATGGACAACTTCATAAGAGCCGTTCAGCGTTATCGACCCGCTAGACACTGTGCGGTCTGGGTGGGCTGCACCATTTGCTAACACCGAAACAGTTTGACCTTCAAGATGACTCAAACCAAACACCGCCGAAACCCCGCCGCCGGTATAAGTAAGCATGGAGTCGAGATATGTGGCGTCTGTCGTGTTCACTGTAACTTCAGGCATACCCGGCGTTAGAAATTCAATGTACCGAACTGATTGGCCGTTGATTGTGCGTTGGATCACCGCCCACAAATCATCTTGGCTTCCGGTCGTGTTTGGGATGACCGCAACGCTTTCAACTTTAGCGTCTGCCCCACCTATAATGTGACGATGCCAACCCACGACGTCCTGTGCCCGCTCATATGTCATGCCGACAAGAACGCCGTCTGTCCGAACCAGCCAGACAATGCTGTCTGGTTCTTGCTGATACGCCATATCAACAATGCCGCCTTCCGTAATGTGCTCCGAAAGGATAGCGAGGTCAGGCGCGGTGTATGCGTCGCTTTCAAACTGGTAAACGTATTCCCGGACCTTGCGGTTGGCACGTTGCAAAAACAGCACGGAGTTGCCGACCTGCGGAGGCGTCACTGCGGCGCTGCCAAACGTAGTCTGACGCACGACACGCGTATTCGTGGGCGATAGCGGGCTGTTTTGATCACCTTGCGATACAATAAACTCACCGCCAGCCGTCCCAACGGACAAAACCTTACCGGCCCGCATCCATCGGATCGTGTTTACCTGATCGGTCGCAATTGTGTAAACAAACCCGCTATCGTCCAGGACAAGCCCGTCATTATCGGTCGGGGCGTGGTTGTAATAATCAGCAGAAACAGAGAAGAACATCGACTGCGGGCGACTTGTCGTGGCCGCCCAGACCAGCCGCTGCTCGAAAAACGTAACGACTGACGGATAGCCTGTCGTTTCAGAAAACGCGCCTAGCCGCCAGCCCGTCTGTGCCGTTGTGGCAGAAGCATTTGGTCCGATGAAATCGGCGACCACGTGCGTCGTATCTGTTACCGCCGTGATCTCAAAATACGTCCAGTTGTTTGCCGCGTCCTCAAACCGGATCAGGCGGCCTACGTCTGTCGAGAGAAAGCCAGACCCATCGTTGATTCCAGTGACCGCAGAGGCCGTTATTGTGATTCCGGTGCCAGACGTGGCAGAAAGGCCGAACGTCGTGTCAGTGGCGTTTACGGCGTCATATGGGCCGTCCAGAAACTGAATGATGTCTAGCGTCCAGTTCGTGTCACCCAACCTGGACAACGTGCGCGGCTCGTGGTTCTGGTGAGCTATATACAGGACATCAGCAGACTGCGTGATTACCAACTCAAACAGCTCTGCCTCAAGGTAGGGCGTTGCTATTTCGTATGCTGCGCCAACATTAAATTCTGCAGCAAACACCTCATCAAACGGCCCAGACTCAATCTGACCATAGTTTTTGTAGAACCGAACGTACTGATCGCCAAATTCAATAACGTAAGCCTGAGTGGCGCTAAACTCGAACGGAAGAATGCGAGTCTTTTTGCTGCTATCTTTCACTTCGGCAGAAAAATAAAAACCGCCCCGACGAGATGCTGGACCGTGTTTCTGGACGATCATATTCTCCAGCGTCTTGCAACCGTTAGGATATTTTGCAAGGTCAACTCGGCCTTCTAAGCGCGGTGAAAATTCACCGGCAGTAAAATTCGTGAATATTGGCGCTGAACGCGGCATTACGGTCTACCATTAACGCTTACGCCAGCACTCCCGGCGTAATTTAGCCGACTATCCAACCATGTATCTGCAATAATTTCGTGATAGCCGCTTTCCTGCGCATCCATCGAGCGGGCATCTGCGATCTTGCGCTGATAGATTTCCATCATGTTCGAATACAGCGTATTGCTCTCCGACAATGTGACGGACAATTCCGCCGCAATGCGGGCAGACAACGCTTCGACAAACAGGGCGTCGAACAAGTTCACGTCTTCAACTCGCGACAGATACAGAATCTTTGCGGTGCCTTCGTTGGTCAGCAGCTTGCCGCCCTCGATCTTGTAGTACATCCCCATGTCTTCCATCCGCAAAACCCGCAGGCAATCAGATGGGAGGTTATACTGATACGAGAACTCAAACGCAGGAGCCGTGCTGTTCTGCGCCAGTTCAACCCGGCGAATGGCGAAGTTCCAAACATGGTCGCGGATACTAGCGTCGCGGACCTGCTCATAAATGAGATTAGCGGCTCGCGCCGCTTCACTGTTTTCAGTGAGAGTTAAAATGGCGCTTGCGCCGATTTTGATCAGCGCGTTGTTTACAATCTGAACAACTGAAGTCGCCATACTTACCTCTGATTAAAGTATGGGGAGGCCGAAGCCTCCCCAACCTTATTACGTTGCGGAGAAGTACATATCCACAACGAGATTGCCCGAAGCTGGCAAATTTGCAGCCGAAATCGTGATAAAGATTTCTTCGTTTGCAGTCGCCGTAGCAGTTGCAGCGTTTACACCGAAGATTGCCGGGGCATTGGTAGCGGTCTGAACGGCGGCTGCTTTGTATTTAGCAACTGCGCCAGATACGCCAATGGCAATCTGCGCCGAACCCAGCGACGTGTCGGTATTAACGACGCCGTACAGGAACGATTCACCTTCGGTTGCTTTCGCAATAACGATGGTGTCCGAAGTCGTCTGAGCGGCAAGCGTGATGGTGGCCCGCTTTACGCGGACGTTACCATCGACAACACCACCAGACGGAAGGCTAACCGGAACCGCGGCGAGTCCGGCCATTTCTGCGCTATAAAGTACAGTCATTTTCTATGCCCTCCTTATTCGGCGCAAAGGATTTCAAGAACACGGGCTTCTTCCATGCGAGTGCCGCCGATGCTCATTGAGCAAAAGACCTGCGTTGCATAGTTTTTGTCCGCACGTTCCGAAATCTTCGTTGTCATGTCAGCTCCGACGCCAAGAAGCAAACCTTCACTCTGGAATGCAAAACAGCGGCGATCACTAGAACCATCAACAGGAACCAGCTTGGTGCCGTCAATACGCTTGCCGTTCACGGATATAAATTTAAATCCGAGAAACGAATCGATCTCACCGCGAGCAAGTGCCTTGACAGTATTGAAATCTGAACTTTTGATTTCAGTCGTGTTCAAGAGATCGCTGATCTGCTCAGACGTACAAACAATGACGCGACCATTTTCAGGAACATCGTCACCGTCCATTGTCTCTTTTGCCGACAGCAGCTTGGCAAGCGTAAGTCCGGTAGCACCAGCAGCAATAGCCGTCTGACCTGCAACGGTAGTTCCGCCAGAAACGCCGGTGTAGGCATTTCCAAGGGCCGCATCAATCAGAACTTCGTCCATCGCACGACCCATGCTCATGGCCGCTGCGCGGGCATAATCAGAAGTCGGATCGATCAGCATCCTCACCTTGTCCTCATTGTCAATGAGGTCAGCCCAATCAAAATCTTCAAGACTAACGCGACGACGTGCGTGAGGGGTGTCAACCCTGGGGGTATCACTGTGGCGGCTCGTCCGACGCTGTGCGGACGTGGCACCAATCTGCTCGAAAAAGGCATTTTTGCCGGTAACGGCTTCTTCGCGAACTGAACCGCGCAACTTAGACCCGTCCTGCTGGACAAGGTGCTGGACGTTGGCGCTGTACTGTTCGACGAAGGCCGTTGTCACTTGGATAGACATACGGGTTCTCCAATAAAAGTTGAAACAGTAAATTTAGGGTTATCGTCTGGGACGGCCCAAGCTGCCTTCGTGCTTGTGCGGGTTCCGCAAGGAATTGTCCACCTATAGAAAGGCAACTTGATTGTATCTTATTTTTGTGAATGTGCAAATAGCAAAAAAAACCCCGCGTTACACGGGGTTTTCTTTAGTCTTTCTTAGGCGGACGCCCTAGCTTTGGCTTGTCAGTTTTAGTTACCCAATCATAATACATCTGAGCAGCCTTCACTGTTACATCAGGGCTTCCGGTCTGAGCAAGTTTCAGACATTCTAGCTTAATGACATATTGGTCCATAATTAATCAGTATAAGCTTGATTGAACAGTGCCTGAACTTTCTTAACCATAGAATTATGTTCCGGGTGCCGCTTATCTGTATAGGCCGGGTGAGACATAATTGTCGCCGCTTCAGCCCTAGCTTCCTCTGGCGTCAACGCCATCTGCGTTCCGCCGGACATTCCAGCCAAATCCTTGTCGGCCATTGTCGTCTTGGCAATATTAGCAAACGCCCGAAGAACATCAGGATCATTGCCCATGCCACTGGCTTCCATTTTGGCTGCCAACTGTTCGCCGCCGTATTTAACAAATGCTTTGTGGGCAAACTTTACGTTTTGATCGTAAGCACGACCCCATTCTGCTTTCAGCGCGATTTCGCCCTGTTCCATAGATTGATCAATGATACCTTTATAGGCTTCATGTTGATTAATCATGTTGCCAGCTTGCCATGCTACAAGGCTTTTGACTTGCTCCGCATTAAGGCCCAGCTTGTGCGCTTCCTGCTTAAACGACGAAAGCGTTTCATCGTTAAACTGACCAGCGATTTCTTCTGGCAAGTTTTCCGGCAGTTCAATTTCGTATTTTTCAGGGCTTTCAGGGCGACCAAGGAACTCGTAAACGTCATCCCAATCGCTATCCGTAACCGGCTTGGCAATCTTATCTCGCCCAAGGTGCGATTGCAGATTGACGTAAGACGCCGCTAAACCGTTTACGTCTTTAAATTTCGAGAAACTAGGGTTTTCCCTAATGTCCTCCGAAAGAGATGCGCGCCAGTCGCCGCCTGCATCTGTAGATTTTTCCGTTACGCTAACCGCTTCTGCATTATCTGCCGTATCGGCAGGTGCGACGTCGTT